GAAGTTTGCGACCCTGATGGAAGCGCAAGGGCAAGAGGGCGATGGACCAGAAGCCGTCCGCTCCTTCGCCATCTCCTGCCACAAGACGGCCCGTGAACTCTCCGAGAGAGCCAATCAGGAGCGCCCCACCCATGACTGACCGCGCCAACCAGAGCACGAGCACGGGCGAGGTGGGGAGGGTGGTTTGCTGGTGGTGCAACGGCCGTGGCTGGATTTGGGCCGCTGGTCCGGGCGAGCGGTACCAGGAGCGGTGCGATGTGTGCCAACCCACCCCACCCCAGGACACCCCCTGATGCGCGACCTCTGGAGGCTGATCAAAGGCGTGGTGCGGGTTCTCGAATGGATGGGGAGGAAGTGAGCATGACGCATGAGCAGAAGCGGATTGAGAACGCCTTGGTGGATGGCTGGGAGGCCATGACGGAACGCTTCCCCAACCTTGGGTTCCGGTCCTGTCGCGAGGCCCAGGACGCGGGCGCAACGGCCATCGTCGCGTTCCTGCGCGGGCTGGAGAAGTCCGGCGACTGGATGGTGACGCCATCCATTCTGGCCGATCAGGTCGAAATAGCCGCCCGCCCCGGAGCCGCGGACGGACAGGAGGGGGTGGGGGGATGAGCCAGTCCGTGACACAGCGCGCGCTGAGGGCCGGACACACCCGAGCCGTCGATGGCCCCTTCTGCCCCATGATGAGCCCGCAGGAGCGAGCCGAAGTCAGCAAGAGGATCGAGGCTGTGCGCCAGGCTGCCGAAGCGATCAGGGCAGATCGGGCTTCTGCCGTCATTGAGCCCCTGCCGCCCACCCCAGGCCGCAAGGGGAAGAAGCCCATGCAGCAGCCCGACTATGGCCCGGTTGTCCGCCTGAAGCGGGGCGAGGTGGAGAAGACCCAGGGACCCGACCCCGAGAGCCCGAAGGATGATATCCGCCGGGCCAAGCTGGTTGTGGCATACGAGGTACTGTGGCGCGCCAAGGCCATCGATGATGCTCAGCGCGAGGCATGCGACCGCTACCTGATGGACGCCGAGGCGGCAGAAGGTGCCAAGGACGCTCAGGGGAACGCCGTGGGGCGCCTGGAGCCGTGGCGGAAGGGGCATCCACCGGAGCGGCAGCTACAGGCGCTGGTAAGCCTTAGGAACGCTCGTGCCGCTCTCGGCCCGAATGGCCGGGCTCTGTGTGACCTGCTGATGCTGGAGAACCTGTCAGTACGGAAGATTGCAGAACGCCGAGGCGAGCGGCAGGAGGTGACGATGGGTCAACTGTTGGCCAGCCTCACACGACTGGCCGAGCATTGGAACATGAGTGCTTGACAGGTGTCGGACACTTGTGGCAGCAGAACAATACGATCAGATGATTGCGTCCGAAGCCCTAGGAGCCCACGCTCCCGGGGCTTTTGCGTTTATCCGGCTGGCGGCCGGTTAAGCGTCGCATCTCAGCGGAGCTAAGTTTACCATCCCCGAGGCTAGCCGTTCACCCTGTACCGTCCCATCAGGCTGAAGAGCGAAGGTGAAGCGTACGCGTGAGCCAAAGCTGAAAGCATTGTTGGCGATCCGAGCGCGAAACCTACTCGGTGGATTGTTCGCAAATTGGTAAGTGCCAGCGGCCTCACCGAGAGGCGTTATCTGTTCGACGATTAAGGTCGCTGGGAGCGCGCCATCCCAGTAGCCAGTCCACCGGCCAACGAAACCATCACATTCTTGCCGCGCAGATTGCGCCGTTGCGCCGGCAAGGGTGGTTGTTGGGCTCGGGCCGTCCGGAGCACAAGCGAGTAACGGCGCTGCCGCTGCAACGGCAAGTAGATGCACTCTCATGCTTCCTCCTCAACCATTCTCATTACCAATTCGACACATTGCCCTATGAGCTGGCTTTATAACAAGGCCAGACGCTGGGGGATGTGACTGGCTTTGCCATCTGGAGGATTGAGATGCCGAAGCAGCGCGATCCCTTCTACGTCTCCCCCGAGTGGCTGGCCCTGCGGGAACATTGCTTCCGGCGTGACGGCTTCTGCTGCGTGGTGCTGGGCTGCCGCACCCCGACGCAGGAACTGACCTGCGACCATATCCAGGCGCGGCCTCGTGGCGCGGTCGGCCTGACCCAACATGACACCCTCTCCAACCTCCGCACCCTCTGCGGCCCCCACGACCGAAGCGTCAAGGAACTGGCGAATGGCCAGCGACGCAACGGCGGCAGGCTCGCTGTGCGGGGCTGTGACGCCGCTGGGCGACCTCTCGACCCGAGCCACCCCTGGAACCGCAGGCAGCCCTCAGCGCCTCGCTGAGGCGGCCCTCGGCCCATCCTGACCGGGGGGGGCGGGATCAAGATCGGGCCGGGATGGGGCCCTGGACCGACTGGGGCCTTCCTTTGTGCAGGGAGCAAAAATCAGAGGGGGGGGTTTCGGCCTATTCCCCTGTTTTGGAACGAAAATGGCACTCGATGTGATCGCAGGGCCTGGGATGGATGTCGAGGAGCCCGATTGGGAGCTTCTGATCGCTGACCGGGCCGATGGGCTGCACGGCAAGCTGCGGAAGATGGCGCGGCGTGAGTGGTCGCGGGTTTGCGGCGAGCTTCGCGACATGCAGACCCTGGCAGCGGTGAACCGTCACGCCATCCAGCGGCTGGTGATCGCCTACATCCGGTATGACCTGGCGGTCGCCCAGGTGATGCAGGAAGGCGCGGTGGTGAAATCGCCCAACACTGGCGTCCCACAACTGAGCCTCTGGCAGGTCGAGATGCGGCAGGCCGACAGCGACGCCACCAGCGCAGAGATGGAACTGTGCTTGAACCCGCGTCGTCGCGGGTCTGCCACCAAGGTGCAGAGGAAGGCCAAGCGTGTCACGGCGGCGGACGGATACCTCAAGCGAGCGGGCGGCTGATCCGACCACCGCCTGGGCGCAGGATGTCGTCTCAGGCAAGATCATCTCCGGCGAACTGGTCCGACACGCTGCGGAGCGGCACCTGCGGGATCTGAAGGACGGGCCGGCGAGGGGATTGCACTGGAGCCCTGAGCAGGCAGCGCGTGCCATCGGGTTCTTCCCGGCGGTCCTGAGCGTCACCGCCGGCGCCAAGGCTGGCCAGCCCTTCACTCTGCTGCCCTGGCATCTGTTCACGGTTGGCAGCCTGTTCGGTTGGCGCCGCGCGGATGGGCTGCGGCGGTTCCGGACAGCTTGGCTGGAGACGGGCAAGGGGCAGGCGAAGAGCCCGCTGATGGCCGGCGTGGGCATCCTGCTCATGGGCTACAGCAACATCGAGCGCGCCGAGGTCTATGCCATCGCCGGCAGCAAGGATCAGGCGAACGTCCTGTTCAAGGACGCCGTGGCGATGTGCCGGGCCCAGATCCCGGGCGAGGAGCCGGGCGACACGCTGGAAGCGCGCGGCGAGGTGGTGATCCGCGGCACCGGCGACATGGCCTGGAAGATCGAGCATCCGGAAAGCCAGTCGAAGTTCCAGGCTCTGGCGGATGGCGACAGTATCTCGGGCCCTCGCCCCGCTGGGGTGCTGGCGGACGAGATCCACGAGTTCAAGTCGGCGGCACCGATCGAGCTATGGTCGGCGGCGCTGACGAAGATGCCGGGCGACCCGCTGATGATGCTGGGCACCAACACGCCGGCGGCGGACCAGATGGTGGGCACGGAATATTCCGAGCTGTACCAGAACGTGGTGAAGGGCACCTTCAAGGACAACACGTCCTTCGTCTTCATCGCCCGGACGGACCCGGGTGACGACCCCTTCGAGGATGAGACTTGCTGGCCGAAGGCGTTGCCGGCGCTGGGGATCACGTATCCCGCCGACAATGTGCGGAACGAGGTGGCGAAAGCCCGCGGGCTGGCGTCGAAGGCGCTGTCAGTAAAGCGCCTGTTCTTCGGTATCCCGGTCGGTTCGTCGGAATACTGGATCGACGAGGATCTGTGGGATAGCGCGCTGGGTGATGTGGATGAGGCGGACATGCAGGGCATGCCCTGCTGGCTGGGCCTTGATCCTTCCCAGCGGAACGACCTGACCGCGCTGGCCAAGGTATGGCGCGGCGCCACGGGGCACCTGTACGCCCGCATCGACTACTGGAAGCCCAAGGATGGGCTGGCGGACGCTGAGGCGAAGGACAAGGCGCCTTACCCGCAGTGGGTCCAGGAAAAGCTGCTGAATGCTGTGCCGGGACGGACTATCGGGATGGACTTCGTGGTGGCCGAGGTCGAGCGGATGACAGTGCGACATAACGTCGAGGCGATGGCCTTTGACTTGGCGCACTTCAATGGCTTCAGGGATGAGGCGTCCGAGGCAGGCTTTGCCACCTGGGAGTACCAGGGCCCGAAGGAGCCTGCAGGCTCTGGCCTGAAGATGATCCGGCACGCGCAGGGCCAAAGGGGTCTGCATTCAGAGAAGCAGCTCTGGATGCCTCGCTCGGTGCAGGCGCTGGAGGATCTGATCCTCTCCGGCGGCATCACCATCCACGACAGCGCCGTGACCCGCTGGTGCTCGGGCAATGCCACGCTGATCAGCGACGGGCAGGGCAACAGGTTCTTCGACAAGAAGCGGTCACGGGGCCGCATCGACGGGATGGTGGCTTTGGCCATGGCTGTGGGTGCGGCAGGTGCCGTGACTGCGGCCCCACAAGTCGACGTGGCGGCGATGTTGGTCTGAACGGAGATTGAAATGCAGCATCGCACATCGGTGTCCGAAGGGGCGGGACTGGATTTCGTCATCTCTGACGGCAGCCGCGACCGCCACGGAACACGGATAAACCCCGCTGGTTGGGATCTGACCAACTTCAAGCGGAACCCAATCGCGCTCTTTGGCCACTCCAGCGGCTTTCCGATCGGGCGCTGGGAGAACGTCAGGGTTGAGGGCGAGAAACTGCTCGGCCGCCTGGTGCTGGCGTCGAAGGGCACCAGTGCCCGCATTGATGAACTGGCGAGCCTGGTTGAGCAGGGCATCCTGCGCGCCGTCTCGGTCGGCTTCTCGGTGCTGGAGTACGGCACCCCGGGCAAGAGCCCCTACGATTACATGAAACAGGAGTTGGCCGAGGTCTCGCTGGTGTCGGTTCCGTCCAACACTAACGCGCTCGCAATGGCGCGCGGCCTCAACATCTCCCCCGAAACGCTGTCCCTGGCCTTTGGCGAGCATGCCGATATGGGTGCGGGACACGTCACTGCCGGCGGGCACGCCGAACACCGGACCGCGACCGAGAGCCGAGCCCGAGGGGCCGATCCGGCGCAACGCAAAGGCAAGACGATGAATATTTCCCAGCGCATCGAGAACGCGCAGGTGGCCCTGAACGCGGCGCGGGACGCCTATCAGAACCACGTCTCGGAGGACGATTACGATATCGAGCAGGCCCGGGAGCTGAAAGAAGCCATGGACGGGCGCCAGGAGCGGCTCAATTCGCTGAAGGAGGTGGAGCGGTCTCTGGGCAGCACCACGATCTCCACAGGCGGCACTCCGCCCCGCGGCACCGCCGCCCCCGCGCTCCGCCGCCCTCTGGGGCTGAAGGAGCGCGAGGCCAAGCCGGGTGATATGGTCGTTCGCGCTGCGGTCGTGAGCGTCCTGTCCCAGGTGACGCAGCGCGATCCGATTTCCGTTCTGGAGGAGCGCTACCGGGACCATGAGGCGACGAACGTGTTCGTCCGCGCCGCCGTGGACCCGGCCAAGACCACGGTTTCCGGCTGGGCCTCCGAATTGATCGAGACGGAGACGGTGGCGTTCCTGGAGACGCTGCGCGAGGCGTCGTTCTACCCCCGCCTAGCCGCAATGGGCGCGAACCTTCAGTTCGGCCCCGGCCGCGGCTCCATCAAGATCCCGTCCCGCACCGCCACGCCGAGCATCAGCGGCTCGTTCGTCGCGGAAGGTTCGCCGATCCCGGTGCGCCGCCTCGGCCTGACTTCCATCTCGCTCAACCCTCACAAGATGGGTGTGATCTCCTACTTCACCCGCGAGGTGGCGAAGTACAGCAACCCGCAGATCGAGGGCCTGCTGCGGCAGGAGATCCAGGGCGATACGGCGGACACCATCGACACCCTCCTGACGGATGCTGTCGCTGGCAGCAATACCCGCCCGGCCGGCCTCCTCTACGGCGTTTCCGCCCTCACTGCCTCCACGGCCGGCGGCTGGACCGCCATCATGGAGGATGTCGACACCCTGGCGGCGCCCTTCGACACTGCCAAGGCGGGCCGCAACCTCGTCCTGCTTGTGAACCGTCGCGAGGCGCGGCGCCTGGCCTTCAACCCTGGCCCGGATGACCGGATGGGCGCGATGCGCGCGCTGCTCGCTGAAGCCGGCATCACCGTGATCTCCTCGGTGAACGTGCCGGCCGGACGGCTGATCATGCTCGATGCGGCCGACTTCGCCACGGCAGCCGGCGACCAGCCGGAGTTTGAGGCGAGCGAGCAGGCCGTGATCCATGCCGAGGACACTTCCCCGGCGCAGATCGGCACCGCAGGCTCTCCGGCCACGGTGGCGGCTCCGGTCATCTCCATGTTCCAGACGGCGAGCATCGCTCTGCGCATGCTTCTCGATGTGACCTGGGCGATGCGCCGCGCCGGCATGGTGCAGTGGATCGACGGGGCTGACTGGAAGCACCAGCCGCCGCCGGCGGCCTGACGTTGAGGGGGCGGGGCGCCAGCCGCCCCGTCCATCCCCTTGGGACTGACGGAAAGGGAACGACCAATGTCTGAGACCAACGTGAAGCGCAACACTGAGAAGGCGGAGGCGAGCAAGCCCGACGCGGCGGCCGATCCGAAGCCCCAGCCTGCGCCGAAGCCCGTCGAGGCGGAGAGCAAGGACGACACCACCCCGTCACCGACCCAGGCCGAGGCGGATGCGATCCGCCTGAACGCCGGGCGGGGCGGCGTCGCTCCAGCCAGTGCCACCCGCGAGGTGAAGGCCGGTTCTGGCCCGCAGTACGAGACCCGGTAAATGGCCGGCTGGCTGGCGCGCACATTTCAGTCTCTGAGGCGGTCGGGCGAGGGCGGTCACCGCGCTGGCCCGTACCTGCTTTCGGATGGTGTGCTGTCCGCGTCAGCTGGCCGCTTCCTCAACTTCTGGCAGAACGGGCACTCGCTGCAGCCGTATGGCGAATGCAGCGCCATGGTGGAGGCATGCGTCTCCGCCTATGCGCAGACCGTCGCTATGTGCCCCGGCGACCATTGGCGGAAGCTGGAGAACGGCGGGCGCGAGCGAGTAGCCGGCTCGGCCTTGAGCCGGGTTATCCGGCGACCGAACGACTATCAGTCGATCAGCGACTTCCTGCTCAACCTGACGCGCCGGCTCTACTCGACGGGCGAGGCATTTGCCCTGGCCACGCGGAACGAGCGTGGAGAGATCGCCGAGTTGCACCTGATGCGCAAAGGCAGAGCCCTGGTCGCGGATGACGGCTCCATTTTCTACGGGCTCTCGGGAAATGAGGTGGTGGAACGTCGCTTCGACCTCTCCTTTCCCATCCCAGCGCGAGACGTGCTCCACGTCCGCCTGCATACACCGAACCATGCCCTGAAGGGCGTCAGCCCCATCCTTTCGACTGCGCTAGACCAAGCCCTCGCCGGCGCTGCGCTGAACCAGCAGGTGGCCTTCTACCTCAACCAGGCACGCCCCAGCTTCATGCTGGAGACGGACGAGAAGCTGACCCGAGAGCAGGCGCGCGAACTCCGCGCCGGATGGGACGAGCAGACCAAGGGCGAGAATGCTGGCGGGACGCCGATCCTGTCATGGGGCCTCAAGGCCAAGCCGGTGACGACCACCGCCAACGACGGCCAGCTGGCTGAACTGCTCAAGATGAGCGAGCAGAATGTGGCCCTGGCATTCCGTATACCGCTCCAGATCCTCGGGATCGGAGGCACTCCGTTCGCCTCTACCGAAGCGCTCATGTCTGCCTGGAAGGCCTCGGGGCTCGGCTTCGCCCTGAACCACATCGAGGAGGCGTTCGGCCTCCTGTTCCGCCTGCGCGGCATGCCGGATGAATACGTGGAGTTCGACACGAAGGCGCTGCTCCGCAGCAACTTCAAGGAGTGGATCGAGGGCCTGGCGCGCAGCACGATCAGCGGCATCCATTCGTCCGATGAGGCGCGGAACGAGCTTGACCTGCCAGTGACCCCGGGCGGCCACGGCGCCATGCCGCGTGTCCAGCAGCAGGTCGTCCCACTGAGCTACGGCACCGACATGCGGCCCCCGCAACCTGCATCGGCCTCGCCGACGCCTTCTGATGAGGATGCCGATGCAGCAGATCGAAGCCCAGGAGAGTTCGAGCGCGACTTCGTCGCCGATCTCCTCACCGCAGCGGACGAGGCAGACCGCCGTGCAACTGCCTGAAGCCCTGCGCGACGCCCTCGGCCAGATCATCGCGAACGAGCGTCGCGAGTGGCGCCGGGAGCGGGAACTGATCGAGGCGCAGGCCCGGACTGTCATTGCGGAACTGCGTGCGGAGAACGTGGCGCTGGTTGCCCGGATTGAAGACATGGTCACGGCGCGTCTTGCCACCCTTCGTGACGGCAAGGACGGCATCGATGGTCGTGACGGCAAGGACGGTAAAGACGGCCGCGATGGATTGGACGGCAAGGACGGCGCTGACGGTGCTCCTGGCCGTGATGGAGCCGATGGCCGCGACGGCGTAGACGGTTCCCCTGGCGAGCGCGGTCCTCCCGGTGAGCGGGGAGCTGACGGTGAGCCGGGCAAGGATGGCCGCGACGGTATTGATGGCCGCGACGGGGTGGACGGGAAGCCTGGCCCTCCTGGCGAGCGCGGGCCGCAGGGTGAGCCTGGCGAACGCGGGGCACCAGGCGAGGCGGGCCGAGATGGTGCTGACGGGCGGGACGGCGCGGCCGGGCCTCCGGGCGATCGCGGCGAGCCTGGGCCGCCTGCTAAGCTTCCTGTCGTCCGTCAGTGGCGCGATGCCGTGCATTACGAGGGCGATGTCGTAACCCATGCGGGCTCAGTCTATCAGGCGCAGCGGGACACCGGGCGCGAGCCGCCGCACGAGGATTGGCTGTGCATCGCTCGGAGCGGCCGGGATGGTGCGGATGGCCGGTCTCTGAACATTCGCGGCACGTGGAGCGACACCGAGACCTATCGGTACCTCGATGTCGTGGCCTTCAACGGCGGTTCGTTCGTTGCGCGCAAAGACGACCCCGGCCCGTGCCCGGGTGACGGGTGGCAGCTGCATGCGTCTCCCGGCAAGCGGGGGCAGCCTGGGGAGCCAGGGCGCCGCGGCGAGCCTGGCCCTCCGGGGTCGCCCCTGATCGAGGCGGCTGTTGATGAGGAGGGGCTGGTGACGCTCACCAATGCGGATAGGTCGAGTGTTTCGCTTGATCTGTATCCGCTGCTCAACCGGATTGCTCGCTGATGCTTCGCGTTCTGACGCCAGCCACCAGCACGCGCCTGACGACAATCGGGGCCATTCGAGCACAGGTCACGGTTGGGAACGACGTAGATGACATCACGCTCGGCCAGTGGATTGATCAGGCGTCAGCGGCGATTGTCAGCCACTGCCGCCGCCGGTTCGCGCGTGAGACGGTTGAAGAGACCTTCCGGCGGCCACCCAACGGGCCTCTAGTTCTGGATCGCGCGCCACTGGTTGCAGCCCCGACCGTCAACGCAGACGGCCTGGATCTGCAGGACGATGATTTGGAGTACGACCTTGCGGCCGGCCTGATCTACCGCTTGCGCGGAGACGGACGTGGTGGGTGGTACAGCAGGGTATTAACAGTCACCTATACCGCCGGCTGGCGCCTCCCTGGTTCGTCAACTCCAGATCTGCCACCCGATATCGAGCATGCATGCCTGACCCTGGTGGCAGCACGCGCCGCAGGCATGGACCGGGATCCGATGCTGCGTTCCCAGACGGTCGAGGGCGTCGGCTCTAGTTCCTGGATCGCTAGTGCGAACATGGGGTCTCTCCCCCCGCAGGTGGCCAGCCTCCTGGCTCCTTATGTCCGCTACGTGATGGGGTGACCATGAGCCATCTGCTCGCCGGCCGCCGGCGCATGATCCTCTCCCGGGGGCGGATGATGACCCTTCGCCGCGAAGGCACCCCGCCGCTCAGCGTCGATCTGATCGGCTTCCTGCGCGGCTTCCGCCCGGACGAGATCAAAGGTGGAGTGGTGCAGGGGGACCAGCAGGTAGAGATCTTGACCGATGAACTGGAGGATGCGGGCTGGCCTGACGCGCCGGAGCGCCCTGATCGTCTGATGTTCGACGGCACCACCACCACCGTGCAGGGCGCGCGTCCTGTCTATGACGGCGCGCTTCGGATTGGCTGGAGCCTCTGGGTGCGCGGCTCGTGAGCCCCGAAGTGTGGGCCGACGCCGAGCGGCTGATCCGTGCTGGCGTCGCCGAAATGGCGCAACCGGTGGCGGTCGCTTGGCCCAACGAGCGCTTCAAGGAGCCGAGCCCGCCAGCGCCTTTCCTGGCAGTCGAGGGGATGGGTGACGGTGCCGAGCCCTACGAGATCCAGGACGGTGTCTGGGTCGAGGAAGGAGCCGTGATGGTCCACATCACTGTCCCTACGGGCGGAGGCGTTTCTGCCGGGCTGGCCCTGCGGAAGGAAGTCGCCAGCTGGTTCCGAGGGTTGCCCGCGCGCCCCGTCGTCTACGAGCGGTTCGTCATGGACCCCGGCGGCGCGGATGAGGACGGCAACTGGTACCGCCTCGGGCTGCGCGTCCTCTACCGCTACCAGGATTTCGCTCAACCCGCCTGAGGAGGCCCAGATGAGCAAGACAAGCAGCACCACCTTTGTGGTGCGCGACGCCGACGGCAAGAAGGCCGGCGAGCAGACCGTGGACGAGGCATTCACCCCTGTTCTGGTAGCCGGGCAGACCGCTGAGGTGAAGGAGCCGGAGAAGCCGAAGCCGGCCGAGAAGCCGACGGTGCAGGACAAGCCGGCAGGCTGAGCGCCGCCACATCCGATTTCAACAGGGCGCCTTCGGGCGCCCTTTCATAAGAAAGGGCGCGGCGATGACCGCCACCACGAACTACCAGGCCGGTGTTGAAAGCACCTTTGCGCAACTGGGCTACATGCAGGAGGCCGCTTACGGCGTGCCTCCCACTGGCGCCTATAAGCGCCTGCGGTTCACCAGCGAAACGCTGACTGGTAACAAGGCCCGCCAGCGCACGGGCGAGATCAATGGCACGCGAGAGGCAGCCGAGGCAGTCACCACCGAGGAGAGCGCTTCCGGCGCCCTCAACTTCGGCCTGTCCTACGGTGCCTATGATGACATTCTCTCCGCGATCCTGGGAGGAGAGTGGGCGACCAATGTCCTGAAGCCGGGTCTGGTCTTCAAGAGCTTCACGGTCGAGAAGCGGTTCAGTCCGACACTGTTCCTCCGCTACCCGGGCTTGTTCTTCACTGGCGCCAACCTCACCATGGCGCGGGGCCAGTTCTTGTCGATGAGCTGCAACGCCATCGCCAAGGAAGAGAAGAACTTCGCTGCAAGCCTCAGTACAGGCGGCAACTATACCGCCGCGACCACTGGTCGCATCATGGACCCGGTGGGGGGTGTGCGGGACATCCAGCTGAACGGCTCCGCTATCGCCGCCGTGGTGAACAGCATCAATCTGAGCATCTCCAACGATGGGGCGGCGGCAGATTACGGCCTTGGGTCCGCAGCAGCGCAGGGGATGCGCATGGGCACGCTGACCGTCGGCGGCCGCATCGAGATGTATTTCCGGGACTTCGTCATGTACGAGCGCTTCAAGAGCGAAGCCCGTGGTGCGCTGTCCTGGAAGACGATCGATGCGGACGGAAATGCCTACCAGTGGGCGATTTCCCAAGCCGGCATCATGAACCCCAGCATCACTGCTGGTGGTGTGAACCAGCCCGTGATGGCGTCCTTCGACCTTGAAGGTAACCCCGACGAGGCCAACGGCACCATCAGCATCACTCGAATTCCGGTTGCCCCGGGCCCGTGATCGCCTGCCGGTGCCGCGGCGCCGGTGAGCGTAGGGGCCGGCCGTAGCTGCGGGGCGCGGCCGGCCTCGTCTTCCTTCCCCCGCAATCCCGCACCTTCCCGCAGAGGAATAACTCAGTCATGGCAAAGATTTCTGCCTTCAAGACCAATTCGAAGGCTATCAACGAGGGCGAGTGGATCAAGGTCGGTGACGAGTTCGACGACCTGGAGATCCACACGCGCGGCTTCACCGATGCCTACTACGACGCTCAGGCCCGCCGCCAGCGTCGTGCAGCCATTCCGCTGAATGGTGACGTGTCCAAGCTGAGCAACGCCCAGCGCCGCGCCATCAACACGGAAGTCCTGATCGAGCACGTGGTCCTCGGTGTTCGGAACCTGCACCACGACGATGGCCGCGATGTCAGCTTCGCTGAGTTCCAGGACATGCTACGGGACCCTGACTACGCCGAGCTGCTGCTTGCCTGCTACCGGGCGGCGGGCCAGGTCGGGATGCGCCGCGCTGGTGACCTTGAGGAGGCGGTGGGAAACTAAGGCCCGCCCTCAGGCAGGCGCTGGAGTGGGGCCGATACAAGGAAATCTTGGCGGACCTGCCGGATGAGGAGAAGCCTCCGTCCCCGGACTTGGATGACTGGCTGATCTGGGTCTGGCGTGCCTGGCACAGGCTGCATGACGAGCGGCCCTATACCGTCACCGGCTTCGGCGCCCCCATGGGCGGGATGATGATCAAGAGCGCGCCAGGCCGGATAACGTGGTCGTCGATCAGGAACTGGTGCGAGCATCACCACTATTCAGGCGAGGATGCGATGTTCCTTGAGCGGTGTCTTGCCGCAATGGACGACGAATACCTCTTGTGGTGGGGGGCGCAGCAGCAAAGGGGGCGGCGATGAGCGCATCCGTATTCCGCGCTCAGGCCGACGTGTTCCTCAGCCGCCACATGGCTCCGGAAGTACAATCCCGCTTGCTGGCCGAGACTGCAATCAAGGGGCGCGAGGAGCTTATCCGGAGCGGCCGTGCTCCAAACGCGTACGCCACCTTTGTGGATGGCGAGGAAGGCGTTCCGGAGGCACGGGTAAGTCCGGACGGCGTGATCGCCTACCGCTTTGTGCGCATCGGTGAAGCGGCAGCCTTCGCCATGAGCTATCTGGTCACCCGGTCACCTGTCGCGAGCGGGCGGTTCCGTTCCAGTTTCGTCTATGCTGTGGGTCAGCATGGCTGGCGGCAGAGGCGCAGGAAGCCAACGGCAGCCAATTTCTACAACGTCAACCGCATCATCCGGCCGGCGAGCTTTGACCCATCTAAAGTCACGGATGACGTGGACGAGATCCTGATCTTCAACACCCAGCCGTACTCGCGGAAGGTGGATGTCCAGCTCGCCGGCAACCGGAGGATACGCTTCTCTGTGCCCGCTGACGCGCTGGATGAGGCGGCCATCGCTGTCCGGCGGCGGTTCCCGGACCTGGACGCCCGCCGCATCTACACCGTCCGCTTTTCCTGGCAGTACAAGCTCAAGACAGGCAGCAAGGCGGGGCGCCCGGTGGAGAACCCCGCGCTGGTGATCAGCGTGAGGTGATGGTTGGATCGGTGCGCGGCTAGGGTGCAGGGTTGGTGTCAATATTGCGCGGGATCAGAGCCTTGCGGATGCCCCGAAGCTCCTGCAGGACCGCAGCCATCCACGCCAGAACGACGCCAGCCATGATCAGGCCGCCGCCCTGCGCAATCGAGAACAGTAGCGCCAAGCCCCGACCCGGCCCCTCGGGGACTGAAGCAACCATGACGATCAGCGATATGCCGAGCAGAACGCTACCGACGGACAATAGACCGAGAATTGTGCGTATCACGGGAAATCCTACTGAAGGGTGGCCGAACGGAGGTCTTGGTGCTTACAGCCCGTACGCCCGGTAGCACCCGGCGCGGGCCTGTTCTTCGGCAGATGCCGAAGCTATGGCGCCAGTCAGGGCTGAGCCCAGGATGCCAGCGCGGGGCGAATACGGCGTGTAGATGCCAGCGCCAACAGACGAGGCCTGAGCATCACAGGCAGCGCGAGCGGCGTTGGCGCGAGCCATGCGGTCATTCTGGTCTTGCTGGGCTAGCCGAGAGCGGCGACGGGCTTCAACCGCATCTGAGAGCCGGGCCTCTTCGGCAGCGATACGCTGCTCTCTGGCCTGCGCCTGGGCGGCAAGGTTGCGACGGCCAGTTGGGGCAGGGGCTTCTTCTACATCGACGTTGGCCACGGCTGCGCGACGCAGGGCCGCCATGTAGTCGGGGGAGCCGGTAAAAGCGCGCTCAAGTAGCGCATCTTCGCGGTCGCGTTTGATGCGTTCCACTTCCATTTTCTGCCGGTCTGCTTCGGCCTTCAGGCGTTCCTCTTGTGTCGGTGGAGGGCTAATGGGACGGCCAGTGAAAAGCTCTGGGTTGCTAATTCGAAGCGCGGCGGTGCGTCGATCGAATTCCTCAATAGAGCCCCCAGGGGGCTGATAGGTCCCGCCGGCTGCGCAGCCGGCAAGAGCCAGGGCTACTACTAAGGCGAAAGAACGCATCCGACCGCTCCGCTTGCACTCCGCGCAATCTAGACGAAACGGAAGCGTGACGAGAAGGGGGCGTCAGAAGGGGATGTCGTCGTCATCGTCAAGTTCCAGCTTTCTGCCTGCCCGTGTTGGGGATCGCTTTTCACTCTCCTGAACCGTTTTCCAGCGGTGGACATATCCCTGATCATCCGCCTCGCCGGTGAACAGGCTGCCATCTCGAAGCATCTTTCCCATGTCGTTCTGCCGCATGCGGAACATGACCTCATTGTCCCTAATCATCACGTCATGAACCAGCGAGTGAGGAACCAGAACATCCCGGGCAAGCACCCTGAAGTCTTTCTCGTGAGCGAAACGAGACTTTAGTTTGTGTAGAAGGTCCTCAACCGTATCTCTCATCTCGAGAGCAGTATCTAGCAGACGGCGCACCGCTTCTACTTCAGAGGAAATGCCGCTTGAAACTTGATATGCCTTGATCCGCTCGACCTGTTCCGCCGGCAAAACATAGATCTTGCGTTCAGTGTCTGCGCCCTTGGGAGAGGGGTTCCGAGGTTCGGGCTGCAAGTCAGGTGGAAGCGGAGTACGTTTGGCCATGAGGGCCTTGTCGCATACGTCGCCACCCAACGTCATCAGCCTTGCAGTATGCTTTTCGGTATGCCATCCTTCGCATAAGGAGGTGATGCGATGAGTATGGTTAACGCGACTTACCGCCGTGGGGCGGAGGACAAGGCGCGAGTGATTATCGAGATGCCGAAGGGCGAGCTGGATGCGATAGACGGATGGGGTGTGCCGGCAGGAATGCCTAGCCGGACTGCAACGATCCGGATGCTGATCCAGAAGGGGTTGGAGGCAGTTAGCTGCTCCGGAGCGGGCGGCGCGCAGACGGCGGGGAATTCCTTGGCGGGTTGAACCCGCCGTCTGCTGATACCACCACGGCCAAGGGCTGTTACCAGCAGCCTCAAGGCCATTCACCAATGATCTGGAGAGATCAGACCATGGATGGACAGTTTTTGGACCACGGCGGGGCCGGCGGTCAATACAATATGGTGCCTGTCGAGGGCGGCTTCCGCTACGGCACCAGCATGATCAACGAGCGCGGCGAGATGCTGTCGCTGACCGATATGTGGAAGGCGGCCGGGGCCGACCCGTCGCGGCAGCCTGCTGAATGGCTCCGGTCGGCTGAGGCCACCCGCTTCTGTGAGTATCTGGCCGAAAGTTTAAACCTGGGAATTTCCCAGGTTTGGATTTCCAAGCCGGGTCGGCATGGCGGTGGAACATGGGCGCACTGGCAGGTGGCTATGGCTTATGCCAAGTACCTGAGCCCTGAGTTCCACATGGCCTGCAACGTGATAGTTCGGGCGCACATGGAGGGTCGGACCGAGGTTTTCGCCCAGGATGGCATAAACCCCCTCGGCGTCCACCGAACTGTCGTTCGCCCGGCCACGCTCCGTGAGGTTGCTGTATCGCTGGACGCGTGCCTACGGATCGCTAAGCGGTTCGGCATTGTCGGCAATCAGGCGCTCCTCATGGCGTCGCGGGCTACCGAGAAGCACATTGGGGTGAACCCCATGGTCATGATGGGCATCCCTTCGCTGGAGGCGCCCGAAGCCGAGCAGCATCTGAACGTCAGTGATATTGGTCGGCGGCTGGACGGACGGTCCGGAAAGGCCGTGAACCAGTTGCTCAAGGAGCGGGGGTTTCAGACCGATCACCGCAATGCGAAGGGCGACCTCATTTGGGAGCCGACGAAGGCGGGCGGGCGGTTTGCCGTGATGGTGGACACCGGCAAGAAGCAGGGGGACGGAGCCCCGGTTCGGCAGCTTCGCTGGCGCTCTGGTATCCTGACGGTGCTCAAGGGGGAGGCGCACTGATGACCGCCCGGGAACGTTCGCAGGACAGCGAAGCTAACCTCAGGGAAAGCACCTGGGCTGAATACCAGCTACTCCGCGCCGTGTGGGCTCTTGCAGGTACCGAAGTGACGGTGCGGACATGCCTCACAACCGGGATCGACCCGGCCATACTCGACGACATCATAGCCAAACCGGTTCTTCGGCCGGCAGGCGTTCACTGGCTCGGCTAGTCAGTAGCCTAGCGTAAGTTTGGTTCAGAGGGCGTCCTTCCGGGGGCGCCCTTTTCATTTGGAGGTCTGCAACGCATGGCAACGGTCTCCCAGGTGACCGAGGCTGTCTACCGCGCGCGGTACGACAACCAAGTCTCGGCCGGCGCTGCCGCTGCCACCAAGGCTCTCCAGGAGAACACGGCGGCGGTCGTCCAGAACGAGACGGCGGTTACCCGGGCGACGAAGAGCGCCAACACTCTTGCGAACCAGTACGACCCTATTACTCAGAAGACGCGTGCCCTCACGAAGGCGCAGCAGGATCTTGCGCAAGCCCAGACCACCATGGCGAATGCCGTGGCGACCGGGGCCAAGTCTCAGGAACAGGCAGACCGCGTCCTCCAGACGCTCAGCGCCCGGGTAGCGCGCACCCAGGCTGACCTAGACGCTGTCACGCGCGCCCACTCCAGCGCCAGCGCTGCGACCGCGCAGCTCGGCGCCAGCAGCCGCGTGACTGCTCAACAGCTCCAGCAGCTTACACCGCAGTTGAACGACATCTTCGTCACCATCGCCGGTGGCATGAGCCCCATGCAGGTGATGATCCAGCAGGGGCCGCAGATCACCCAGATCTTCGGGGGTGTTCGGAACACCTTTGCTGCCGTGGCGGCATCTGTCGGACCCATGCGGCTTGCCGTCATAGGGGCGACCACGGCGTTCGGCGGTCTCGTTGCTATGGCAGAGACGGTGGAGCGGCGCCTTGATGCCGTGGCTGATCGACTGCGGGCTACGCGCACAAACTTCGACGCCATGGCGGCCAACGTCGTTGCCGCAGGCCGAGTGGGTGAGGGCGCGTCGATCGGTCGCACCGAACGTACCGCCGTGGCTCAGACGATCGCATCCGCGCCCAACTTCCAGGGCACGGCTCAGGACCTAGTTACCCTGACCCGGGTTTCGGAGGACTTGGCCGCTGTTATGGGTAAGGACGCCACTGAGGCCGCGGGCGTACTCGCCAAGGCTATGCGCGAGCCCGGCGTGGTGGCGCGCGAGCTCTACGAGGATTACTTCCCCGGGCTGGACAAGAGCCTGACGAAGCAGATCGAGCAGCTTGCCAAGTCTGGCCAGAGTGCGAGTGCGTTCGGCAAGCTGTTGGAGGTGTTGAAGAAGCAGACAGAAGACGCTGCTGGCCCGGTGACGCCGCTCGAAGCCGCCTGGCGGAACCTGCGGGAGGAACTGAGCCGCGCCTGGGATGTCCTGAAGGCGCCCTTCGACACGGCTGACAGCCCAGCCATGAAGGTCCTGGCATGGACGATCGACCGGCTGGCGGACCTGCTCCGCATCGTCCGGGAACTGGACGAGTACGCCAACAATGGCCCTCTTGGCCGGCTGCTCGGGTTCTCAAGCGATGCGCCCCTCTCGGGAAGCGGTGATGACGCGCTGTCTGCTGGTGCTGTCGGGAACCTGCGGAGCCGAAAGAACAGTGGCGCCACTGCCAGCAATCCGGTTGAGGATAACCTTCGGTCTCTGCGCGAACAGGCACAACTTGCCCGTGAGGCTGCCGGCGCATCGCGAGAGCTTCTCCAGGCAGAGCAGGCTCTGCGGACCGCTGGCAAGGGACATGGCGGTGTTACCGACGCTCAAGTGGCTCAGGCTCGCAGTCTGGTCCAAGCCCGTCTCAACGAGCAGCTCCGAGACTATGTCGTTGATCTCCATCGGCAAGCAGACGTTGAGGAACTGACCGCCAGGGCTGTTGCCGGTGGCACGAAGGAGCAATGGGCGGCCGTCACGGCCAATCAGGCGCATCTCGAGGCACTGAAGTACGGGAAGATCGGGTCGGAAGAGTACCTCCGCGCGATCACGCAGATCACCGGCGCGCTTGAACGGCTGAATGAACAACAGCAGGCATCGCGCGATGCGACAACGCTGCGGACGCAGGAGCAGCAGGTGGCTCTCCTGGAGCAGGAGGCGAGACTTCTTGGGGCGAGCGCTGATGAGCGGGAGAGGGAACTTGCCGCGCTCCAGGAGCGGCAGCGCATCATCAATGAGAAGGGTGATCCGGACAGCGAAGCTGGCCAGAGGCGGATCATGGGCGCCCGCAACCTGGTCGACGCCACCCGCCAGACTACGCAGCTTCGCAACTCGATGGAGGAACTGCAGCGGATTGGCGAGCAGGCCTTCGACAGGATCGGCGGCGCGATCACGGAAGCCTTCGCGAACGGTTCGCTGAAGGCCGTCGACTTCAAGAACATCGCCAAGGCGGTGTTTAGTGAGGTCTTGCAGGCCGCGATGCGCTTAGCTGTGGTCAATCCGATTTTGAACAGCGCCTTCGGCGGATCCCGGGGGACCCTGGGCGGCATCGGCACTGTTATGGCTGGCATGGGCGATGCGTCACTTGGCGGCGGGAGCGGTCTGGTGGGCTACGCCCAGCAGGGCGCGCAGGCGTACTCAATGTACGACAAGCTGTCGGGCATCAATCCGGGCAACTACATCAGCGGCGCAACCAGCTTCAACACTGGCTATGGCTGGCTGGACGGCGTGCTAAACACCCCGGTTTGGGGCAGCGCGAATGCCGGCGTCAACGCCGGTGGGGCGGTGACGAATGCGGCCGGCTATGGCTCCATGGCGCAAAGTTCCATCGATGCGGCTGGGAGCGCCACTGCTGCGGGTGTCGGTGAGGGCGGAGCAGGTTTGGCGGGGACCTATGGCGGCTATGCCATGGGTGTGGCGGGCATCGCTGGCGGCCTCTATGGCGCCTACACCGGCATCCAGCGCGGCGGCGTGGGCGGCTACACCCAGGCTGCAGGCGGTGCGGCCACGGCGGGACTGTCGGCGGCGGCCATGTATGGCGCCACGATCCCCGTCTACGGCTGGATCGCGGCCGCAGCATTGCTCGTCTTGGGCGCCTTGTTGCCGGGCCAGAAGCCGTCCGACCGTACCGGCACGGCCACCTACTACACCAACGATCCGGCCAACCCCTCGGTGGGCGGCCTGAACGGCGACAGGTTCAGCCAGGAGAACCGCGACCAGGCCCTGTCCATCGGCGGCCAGTTGCTGGCGGTTGCCCAGAAGGTGGCTGATGTCACCTCGGTGCCGGATAACCGGGTGGAGACTTCCTACCGGGTGGCGGTCGGAGCGAGGGATGGGCTCAACGTCTTCTTCGGCGAAGACAAACTGCACGGCGAGATGAACGAGGAGGGGGTGACAGCGGTCACCCGCGCCTTCGTTCAGCGCATCCTTCTGACGGCCGCAGAGCAGACCACCGATGCCAATGTCCGCTCGGTGATCACCCGCTCTGGGGTGGACGATCCCGATAAGACCCTGGCAAACCTGGCCTGGTACAACGACACCTACAAGGCGATGATCGCCGAGAGCGTGCAGCCGATCGCGGCCTTTGTGCAGCAGGTGAACGCCCTCGTGGCGCCCATTGACGAGGCAAAAACCAAGGCGCGCGAGCTGGGCATTGCAGAGGACGACCTCAACGCGGTGAGGTCCCGGGCGGTGCAGTCGCTGATCGACCAGCGCACCGCCACGCTCGATGCCATCAGGGCGAACGACAGCCAGCGGCAGGCGCTGGCTGCTGGAACGTCGAGCCTGACGCTGCAGATCCAGAACTTCAGCACCGCCGCACAGGCAGAGGTGAAGGCTCTGGATGATCAGTTGCGGGACCTCGACATCGCTCCGGAAGCACGTGCCACCTTCACGGCCGACCGCTGGCGCACCCTGGACGCCGAGTATCAGGCCCTGACGCGGCAGCGCGACATGGCCAGCATGGCGAGCAGCAACAGCTTGTGGGACCGCTTCCAGGCCGCTTCGGGTAACGGGGACACCTTGGAGGGCGCGCTGTGGGACTATGACCGCCGCGCGCTCGCCGAGTGGACGGCGGCCGCGGCGGACGGCATCACCGATCTGACCTTGCTGCAAAAGGTGCAGACTGAAGAGCGGCTGGCGATAGAGCGGCGCTTTGGCGAGCAGGCCAGCGCTCTGGCCGAGCAACAGGCAGCCGAAGACTTGGCGCGGCGCCAGCAGGCTGAGCAGAGCGTGGCGGGGACGCTGGGCGGGATCACGCAGTTCATCCAGTCGCTTCAGTTCGGCGATGCCTCCAGCCTCTCGCCTGAGGCCCAGTTGCGGCTGGCCAACAGCCAGTTCGACATCCTGTCCACGCGGGCGCTGAATGGTGATTATGATGCCGTCAGCCAGATCACAGGCGCGGCCGGGAACCTGTTGAGCACCGGCCGCGGTGTGTATGCCAGCAGCGCCGGCTACACGGATCTGGAGCGAAGGGTGGTCGGGGTGCTTGAGGGCATCTCGAACATCTCTACCGACACCCTGACCAACAGCGCCATGGCCAGCATCGCCAAGGATCTTGGCGACCGGATCGTGGATGTGAACAACGAACTCAAAACCGAGATCCGCCTGCTGCGGAAGCAGATCGAGGGGATGGTTCCTGCATGACCGGGTTCCTGATCCCGGGCGTCACGGCGCCCGGCACCGGGCCAAGCGGGGCAGACTACTATCCCGGCGAGTTCGTGGTGTCGGACCTGCCGGACCTGCCGGACGAGTGGCTGTGCGAGTTGGGCACGGCGCCGGCGCCGATGAGTGTGCAGCCCCCGGCGCTGGCGACCCCTGGCGCCTGGGCCATGGGTGCGGCGCCGGATAGTGCTGCCTCGGTGGCCGCCCCTGACGGGACGGTGCTGCGGCTCAGCCTGCGCGGCTGGATCGGGGAGCCATCGGACGATCAGATGGCCAACGTGCTCTACGCCAAGCGCCTGGTGGAGCCGCCGACGCTGGTTCGCAGCATCCGCGTTCTGCCGGAGGACAGCGCCCGCCTCAGTTTCCAGTCTGGCGAGCTTTCCCTCGACAACGCGGATGGCGGCCTGGATGTGCTGGGCGGCGACTGGACGATGGCTGGCCGTCCCGCGGTGCTGCGCCGTGGGCCGCACCGGACGCCGATCCGGGCGCGGTATGGCGAGTTTGGCCGGGTCGCGGATCTGCGCATCACGTCGGCGGCCCTAACCAGCGGGGATCGGCTGACCCTGGGACTGCGGGAGGCTGCCACCGACCTCTCTGTTCCGGCGTGTCAGACCTACACCGGCACTGGCGGCCTGGAGGGTGATGCGAGCCTGAAGGGACAACTGCGGCCTCTGCTGCTAGGCATCAAGCGCCAGATCCAACTGCTGCTGCTGCTGTCGTCCCCCCTCGTGTGGCAGGTGGCGGCGGGCCCCTTGCTGCAGGTCTTCGGGGTGCGTGATCAGGGCGCCGACCTCACTCCGGCTGGCGACTATCCGAGCCTCGCGGCGCTGCTGGGCGCGACCGTCCCGCCGGGTAGCTACGCGACCTGCCTGGCGCTGGGGCTGGTTCGGACAGGCCGCAAGCCATTCGGGATGCTGACCGCCGACGCTCAGGCGGCGGGAGACGGCTCGCACGGGGGCATTGCCCTGGCGCTGCTGCGCGGCCCCGGCGGACTGCCTGAGGACCGCATCGTGGCCTCCGGCTTCGCCTCGCTGCCCGGCGGCCTTGCTGGCTGGATCTGGACCGGCGGCACCGTCGCCGCGGCGCTGGATGAGGTGCTGCGCTCCTGCGGGGGCTGGTGGGGCTCGGATCGGCTGGGCCGCATCGTGGCCGGTCGGCTGGTGCGGCCGGACCTCATGGCCCCTCGCTTCACCTTGGAGCGGTGGATGCTGACGGCAGAGCCCAGTGAGGAGCGGGGGGCGGTGCCGCGCTACCGTCAGCGGGTCGCCTACCGGCGCCTGGCGACGGTGCAGAGCGCCACGGATCTAGTCGGCCTCGACGCTGACAAAGCGGCGCTGGTGGCGGCCTATGGAACAGACCAGCAGGTGGCCACGGCCTACAGCGCAGCCACCTATGATGCCTACCCCTCCGCGACTGACCCTGATCCGCTGCCATCCGGCTACGACGCCGAGGCGGACGCGCAGATCCTGGCGGACGAGCTGCTGGCGCTGCACGGCGTGCGGCGGCGGCGCTGGCGGGTGCCGGTCGGCAAATGGGGCCACCTGATCGACCTGGGCGACGTGGTGGCGGTCGATCACCCGCGCCTGTCGGGAAAAAGCTGGGTAGCGATTGCCTCGGACGAAGTCGGCGACGCGAAGACATTGACGCTGTGGGGATGATCTCGATGACGCAGGAGGGCCGCTAGATGGCCGATCAGGTCTATTTGCTCGACCGCGTGAGGGTCGCGACGACGACCGGCGGCACGGGCGCGCTGGCCGCTGGTGCCTCGCCGCAGGGCTGGCTGTCCCCTGCGGCTGCGGGGGCTGTCTCTGGCCGCTCCTACACCTGGATTTGCGAAAGCGAGGATGGCGCGACCTGGGAGGAGTTCGAGGGGGTCTATGCCGCGGGCTCTCCAGCCACGATCAGCCGAGACCTCATCTTCCGCAACTCGGCCGGTACGCAGGCCGCCATCAACTGGTCGGCAGGCACCACGAAGCGGATCACCTGCGTCGCAGTATCGCCACGGTTGCCCTACCTCGGCAAAGACGGCTTGCTGCCGAACGCCATGATGGCGCAGGCGCTGATTTGTCAGTTGGGGTCGACCGTCGCACGATCTATCCCTCACGCGACCGGCACCACATTCAACTTCGACACGCTGGGCGCGAACAGCCTTGGTGGCGCCTCTGGCCCTGCCGGTTCGTACAACGGGGTCGTGCTGCCCGTGGGCGGCGCCTACTCCGTAGAAGCGAATGTGGTGTTCGCCAGCAACGGCGTGGGCATCCGCAACCTGTCCCTGGTCATCAACAACACCTTCCCGCTTGCGATCGATCAGAAGGTCGCGGCCGGTCTTGGCCAAGTTTCGCTTCGGGGCTCCTGGCGCGGCGGTCTGAACGCCAACGATACGCTCTCCGTTCAGGTATCGCAGGACAGTGGCGGTGCCTTGGTGGCTGGAGGCGGCCTGACCACCAACATGACCGTCGTGAGGCTCTGATGACAGCATCGGTTCTGATTTCTCCTCAGGCGGATCTGGTCCTGATCGCCACTCTCGCCGGTAACGGCGACATGGCAGCCCGCCGCTATGACGGTGAGCGGCTGTATGTGGATGGCGTGACGCAGGCGGATTTGAATGCGGCGCTCGCTCAGGTCGGTGATGGCGCATCGACGCGCATCCCCGTGCCGGAGAGCGTCACGCCGCTGCAAGCCCGCAAGGCGCTGCGGTCGGCTGGCCTTTTGCCACAGGTTCAAGCCGCAATCGCTGCGGCCGGCGAGGCGGCGCAGGAAGAATGGGACTTCGCGTTGGAGGTGCGGCGTGATCATGCGCTGCTGAACACTGTCGCCACAGACCTCGGCCTCGATAGCGAGGGCGTCGACGACCTGTTCCGGAGCGCGGTTCTCCTGTGATCAGCATCGGGAGCTAGATCAATGCCGTCCCTGATCTCCGCGGTGAACCTGGCAGAGCTGCCGGGCGTGTCCATCTCGACCAACTCCGAGGTGGCGGGGCTGGGCGTGCGGGCGCTTCTGACTGAGCGCCTGGGCGAGATCTGGCGCACCGGGTCGGGCGCCACGCGCGGGCTCTGGATTGATCTCGGCTCATTGCAGTGGGTGCGCACCATTGCACTCTTTGCGCCCCGCGACGGCGTGCTCCCAGAGGAAGGGGCGGGGATGGATCTCTCCATCTCAGCGATTGCTCAGGGCGGCGAAGATCTGGGAAAAGCTGGCGACCTGCCTGTGGTCGACGCCGCGGGGCGAATTGTGACGGACATGCAGGGTGCCGATTTCGTGGTGCGCTCGGGATCGGTGCTCAGTCTGCCGCGCGGCCTTTGGTGCTGGGTGCTGCCGGAGCCAACCCGGCTGCGCTACGTCCAGATCCTCATGACCTCGACGCGACCCTACCTCCAGTTCAGCCGGCTGTGGATCGGGCCTGCTTTGTTGCCGCTGCGTGACCCATCGCCGAATGGCTATGCGCCCGGCGGCACGGACGAGCGGTTCAGTCTGCCGCGCCGCACCGCCCGGTTCACCTTGCCGGTGCTGAGTGAGCCTGAGGCGGACGCGCTGGAGACCATCGGTTTGGAAGCTGGGACCCAGCGCCAAGTATTCGTGGTGCCTCGCATTGAGCGTGCCGACCGGACGGGCTTCTTCGGCAAATTCACCGCCATCCCGGTGCCGGCGCCGCAGCAGGCATGGAATGAACGGGGGCGCGTCTATGCCGTCGATATCGCTGCGCAGGAGGATCGCTGATGAGCGCCACGCTCCCTGTCGAAATCGCAGCCAGCATCATGCTGGGCGGGCGGTCCACGCAGCAGCCCAATCGGGTTTATGCGGGCACCAGCCTGCGCGCCGTTGCGACGTTCCGCGATCGAGCCGGCAGTGTCCCTGTGGACGTGTCCGAGGTGTCTTTCATGGTTCGCGACCCGTCCGGTGACGAGATCGCGGCGCCTTCGGATGCGGTAACAAAGCTCGCTGCTGGTGTATTCGCCATTGCCCTGGCGGTGGAGATGCCGGGGACCTGGCAGGTGGTAGCGCGTTGCTCCATTCCCTCTCATGCCGTTGCGGCCGGCTCCTTCGATGTTGCCTCCCTCCCTGCCAGCAAGCCGCCGGCGGCCGTCGAATACCTCACCACCGCCGACGGCCGGTTCATCTTCATGACCGCTGACGGCTCCTTGGTCGTCAAGCCGGCCTAACACCGCCTCAGCATCACTGAGCCAACCCGACGCGCGGCAGCCACGCCGGCGCGGTCAATCATGCATGGAGGTATGGATGAGCGGTTCTCTCCGCGTTGTCCTCAATGATGCCGTGTTTCGCGCGGCCATTCCGGCGACTGCTAAGCAACTCGATGATGTACCCTCGGTGGCGAGGGCCGCTGGCATGGAGGGCGCCCAAGGGCTGGTGAAGGTCATTCCGGTCCATGTCGCGGCATTCACGCTGCCGGCAGAGCCGAGCGGGCTCCAGGCGTACACCTGGCCGCTGGATGGCGTACTGACCATTCCGGCCGCCATGCTGACCCTCGCCAACATCGGCTATGTCAGCGGCGTCCTGCAGGTCGGCGACGGGGTGGTGCGGGTCATCCGTGACGACGGCGGGCCGATCAAGGCGGAAGTCCCTGGGCACAACGCGACACGTGGGCCAGGGGCGCAGATCTCCATCCTGCTCGGGCCGGATGGCTTCGGCGGGGTCGTGCCGTACATCTCTGGCGGCACGGCGAGGCTCGACTGATGCGCGCCATCCAACGGCTCGCGGCCACCCGTACCACGCCGGAAGACCCGCCGCCGCTGGTGGACCTGGACTTCGCCCAGGGTCCGCTGCCGGCCGGTGCCCATTTCACGCGCGCCGGCGGCCACGAGAGCTACTTCGACGGGCAGGGCTCGCTCGGCGTCGTCTCCGCGCCGGACGTGCCCGCCTTCGACCACTACTATGATCCGGCCTCTGGCGCTTGGCTGCCGGCGGGCATTCCGATCCGGCCGAGCCGCCGCAACCAGTTGGCCAATCCGCGCGCGATCTTCGCGGATGGCGCCACGGCGCCGACGGGCTGGGAGTTGTCCTCCACGCTCAATCTGGCGGCCTCCGCAGTGCTGGCCCCGGCCAGCGAGGGCGGCATGGATGGCATCGACATCACCCTGGGCGGGCGCACCTCCGGCACGATCAACAGCCGGTATTACGTCAACATCCTGTTCGACAAGGTGCCCTACCGCGACGACAGCGACCCGGAGAATGCCGACACCTCCACCCCAGGCGCCGGGCGGGGCGTCGGGCTGTCGCAGCCGCTGAGCGTGCTGATGCACCCGCGCTTCCTCGCGGGCAGTCTGGCGCCCGTGGTGGCCTGCGAGGCCTTCGTGCGCGTCTATGACGCGACCGACACGCAGCTCGCCATTACCTCCGTGCCGTTTGTGCCGCAGGACACTCCAGCCGCCTCCCAGGAGGCGTCTGCCACCCGCACCATGCCGACCACGGCCACCTATGCCTATGCGCGGCCGGGTCTGCGGCTGACCGTTGCTGGCGCCTCCGACCTCAACGCGGTGCTGCGCGTGGTGGGCATCGAGGTGCAGGTGGCCACGGCCGTGGTGGGCCTGATCCCCGCGGGCGTGGAGGCGCTGCGCGAGGGTGGCTCGCTGAGCATCGACCTGGCGCCCGGCACCTATGACGTGCTGGTCGAGGACACGATTGCGACCTGGCAGGACAACCTGACCATCACGACCGGAAGCCTCCTGCTGGAGCCGCGCGCGGGCGAGACGCATATCCGGCGCGTGCGCGTGTGGCCGGCGGGCGCGCTGTCTGAGCCGACCAAGCGCTCCTTCATCGTCGGCGACATGCCCGAGCCGACCTATGTGATCTCTGCCGACCAGGGCCTGGTGCTGGACGAGGCGGGCGGGGTGGTGGAGTGGCAGGTGGCCCCGGGCGTGCGCGCCTACCAGCCGGACGCATCGCTGCGGCCCAAGGTGGTGCAGGACGAACAGGGGCCGGGCGTGCAATTCGACGGCACCGCCTACCTGCTGTTCGACCTGCCGCGCGCCTATGGCAGCGAGCTGTCCGTGGCGGCCGTGTTTTCGTCTGCCTCCGACAGCCTGCGCCAGACCATCCTGGGCCAGGGCAACACCAATGGTGGCTTCCAACTGGAGATCAACGGCCAGCGCCCGCGTGTCGCGGCCAGCCTGATCTTCGGCTCTTACGTGTCGGTGTCCGAGGTCGGTCCGTCCTGGCAAGATGGCGCCGTGCTGACCTACACCCGCCGGGGCTCTGACCTGCACGCCTATGGCGTGAATGGCCGGCAGAACATCGGCACCAGCGTGGCGCTCACCAGCGCCTATAGCGGCAACGGGCAGAAGTACATTGGCTGCCGCGCGCCCGGTGAGCAGCCCTTCGTCGGCATCCTGCGCGCGATCCATCTCTGGCTGGATGGCGCGCTGACGCAGGACCAGGAACGGCTGCGGGACCGCGAGCTGCGCGGCAAGTGGCGCTGCGGCGCGGATGCCAAGGGCTGCTGGAACATGACCGCCGGCAGCCAGTCCTCCAGCAGCTTCGTGGTGGCGGCCGATGTCACCCAGGCGGCGCAGCGGGTGGCGTTGCTGGTGACCGATGATCCGGCGCGCAAGGCCCGCATCCGCGAGATCGACCCGCGCCCGACCGAGCCGCTGCGGCGCGACAACGTGCGGCAGTACCATCAGTACAAGACTGCGGTGACCGGCCTGCAGCCGCTGACGCGCTATTGGTACAACCTGCGGATTGACGGCCAGGTGGACGACAGCTCCTGGCAGAGCATCTTGACCATGCCGGTGGAGAAGGCGCCCTGGTCCGGCAAGGTTTTGGTAGGCTCCTGCTGGAGCGTGCCGGCTTCGCTCCGCATGCCGATCGCCGATGCCATGGCGGCGGAGGAGGCGCTGGTCTTCTTCCAGATCGGTGACAACGCCTATCCGAACCACGCCACCACGGATCTCGGCATCATCCGCGAGCGCACGCATCGCAAGGTGGTGTCCTCGCCCAACGCCCAGGCGCTGCTGGCCAACACCGGCATGGTCTGGACGCCCGACAACCACGACTGGGCCGGGTCGAACCCGGACTGGGCCGAGGTGGTCAAGGGCGTGCCGACGCGGGATGTCTTTGCGGCGTCCCGCCGGGTGTTCCGCGAGGGCTTCCCGCATCACCCGCTGGTGCAGGAGACCCTGGGCGAGACCGACCCCGAGAAGCTGATCGTCGCGCAGGCGCCGGTGACCGGCCGCATCCTCTGGCTCATGCCCGACTGCATTTCGCAGCGCCGCTATCGGGATGTGACGGCGGATAAAGCCACCATCATGGGCCACCAGACCGGGCACGAGTTCTGGGACCAGCTTTCCTGGTTCCTGAGCCGGCTGGCGACGGCAAAGGCGGATGGCTATGCGCAGGTGGTCTTCATCTGCCCTAACCGCTGGTCGGCCAACAACTTCCCGGCCTACAGCCTCACCTACCGCGCGGAATATCTGGCGATCATCGAAGGCATCAAAGCCTGCGAGGTGCCGGTGCTGCTGGTGGTGGGCGACATCCACATGTCTGTCGCTGATG